GCATAAATTTCACTAATTTATTTACAGAGAAATACCGTTGTATATCTGGGTCAGTTTCAAAAGAACCTGTAGGTTTGTAGCTAGGAGATTCAAAAGCTACTTTATCAAACAATCTCTGTGTATTCTCTTGATGTTGAGGTTGTACTTGTGAGAGCATTGAAGCCGTATGGTCTGCTAAGAAATCATGTATATTCATTTCTTTTCTAGTTGTATCTAAATATTCTTGGCTGGGTCTTTGACCCTTGGGTGCATTACGAGGCGGTGTTTTAGGCTTAACCCTACCTAAAGGAAAAGCATCTTCATAATCCATATCACGAACATAAGAGCCAGACCCATGTCTCTGCAACATATCGGAACGATGTACTCCTTTTAAGCCATTCACATGTTCTCTAGCGGTCATAGGAACATCTCTATGAATTCTATCTACATAATCATATGCATGGTAATGTACAGAAGGGACTCTCTTGCCCCCTTTTTCCTCAGGGTCTAAGAAAAGCGGAGCTTTTTCATGCCCAACAGGATGAAATAAGTCAGGATGTGTATCTTTCCATTCAGTGTGAGGTCTATGCGTAGCTGCTTTACGTTTTATGTCATTTATAAAGGATTCATGGAACCTCTTTAATCCCTCATCATCCTCAGCATCATCAGCTTTTATAAATTTCATTAGCTTTTGCATAGATTTACTTCGATGAATATTTTCCCACTCAGTTTGGGCATGGGAATCTTGTTCATCTAGACCCTCTGATTTATCTCCTCCCCCGGCATTTCCCCCGCCTCTGAGCTTATCAGCAGCCATAGCCCGTCCTCCAGCCATAGCTGCTCGTCCTACGGCACCACCAATCGCAGCTAAAGCGGGGATTATTTTTTCTAATTCAATATTATCTTTATTGGGCATTTTCATCCTCTTCATCATAATCCCATTCGCCCTGCTTATTCTTCCCTGTGGGAGAATAGCTGGCACCGGGGTTTACCGATGGGCCATCAGGTTTTTGAATTGACGGCCCCCTTCCGAATGATGCTTTCTGAACATGGGTAACACCTGTAGAATGTAGGTCTGCCACAAAGTCTATACCGTCTTGGCTAAACCACATCTTCTTACCATTATCAGATACTTGCTTAATTAGAGGAGTAGTGTACCCTTTAGCCATAAGCCCTTCAACCCAATTTTTAGGGGCTTTCGTAGCATCTACCGCTTTAGTAGGGTCATCATCAGATTTTCTGGCTTCCCCCAACGCATCTACGTCATGAGGCTCTCCTTCTCCCCTAGCTGCCCGTGTATAATCCTTATTCTGCCCCCCTTTCAAAGGAGCGAAATTCATGTTCTGCATGGGCATAGGGGGCACAGGAGCGGCACCAGCCCCCTCTCCCCCACCAGGGGCAGCATCAACTCTTCCAGGGGCAGGATTCACGCCCTCAGGGGGCGCAGGGGCTTGCCCTGGCTGTTGACCAGCTTGGGCCTGCTGTTCCATCATTTCCTGTTGCTGCTGCATCTGCTCCATTTGCTGTTTTTGCTGGTCTATTGCCATATCCATCTGTTCACCCTGTTTTTCCATCATATTGACAGGTTTACCAAATATCATGAACTCAGCATCTTCCACAGGGACTCCATCCGCCTTTAAACGTACTTCAAACCCTAGAGCAATGAACTGGTTAGCAATTTGAGCCTTCTGTTGAGAGAAGCTAATACGAGTAGCTTCAGCCTTCTCCTCAGGATTAGGCAGTTTCAACCCCCAGTCAGTAATACCAAAGGCCTCTAAGATTTGAGGCAACACCTTTTCATGGAACAACCTTTGGTCACCTTCAACCACCCTACTCATAACAACCAATTGCTGAGTTTGGGTAGACAGGCCACCGAAAGCTTCAGGGGCACCCTGCCAAGCAGGAGTTACCCCCCACATAGCAGCAACACGTTCTCGTATCTCTGCCCTAACGGGGAGATAGTCCATCTCATTTAAGGTATGGAACAAACGTACCATGTCCACTCTTCCACGATTATTACGAGAAGATACGGCTACCATTGGTATGTAGTTAGGGTCAAGCCTGGTTTGTGCAGCAATCTGCTGTCTTTCTCTACGCAATGATTCAGGGTCATCAGTAAATACCATCATCATACTAGCTGGCATTTTCCGTTCAAAGAAATATCTGTACAGATTTTTATCCATACCAATCAAAGTTAACGCTTTTTCAAAGATGGTAAGAATTGGACTCCACCCGTAAGTCTCACTAGGAGAGAACTTAGATATATGAATAATTTCAGAGTCCAATAAAAAGATGTGTGCATTTCGGTGATAGTATTTATACATCACAGGCTGTAATGTAATTTCACAGTCCTTCTCAGCACATTCTCCAGGGTCTTCTTGAACTTCCTCTCTGTGAATGGGGCATAAAAAGTGAGCATTTTTAGGCAATCCTGCTGCGTCTAGGTCAAATTCCACTAGAGCAGGGTTCAACCGTCTAATCTCATTGACCTTAGACCGCATACTACCATCGTCTAACTTCTTATATTCTTTTACTATGTACAAGAATGCATCATCAATAGCATTCAAATCAAAATGGAACTGTCTAAGTACTTCTTCCAAGGATTGGTCAAAGATATTACAGTCATCCATGAAATCAACCAGCCGTTTTTGCTGGTTAGGGTCAGGGTTTTCTACTAGAGGCACCCACTCAATGCCTCTCCTGAACACTTCTCCAGTAATATGCTGTAAGGGAGAACGCACCTCTTCAATCGAATAGGCCAACATTTGCAAGTCCATCACAAGCTGCTGACGATACGCCATTTGATGCCGTACCCACGTATTCACTACGTGGTCTAGACCTATAGTAGGGGCACGGCCTGTTTCCCCACTCCCAGACTTCATTAAATCTAAAAAGTTGATTTGCTCATTAAGATTAATGACAGTTTGGGCTAGTTTAGGTACCTCAGGTAGATAATCCTGTAGTCTCATAAATTAATCCTTTGTCAAATTTTCTATGTCTGACATACTGGTAAGTTTAAGCATTGTTTGCATAGCCATTTCTTTAAGCAAATACCCTTCAGATTTAGGTGTTTGAGGGGCTGGGGGAGGGGCAGTAACTACTTGTTTAACCTGAGCTTCCATAGATAGCATTTCCATCCGTAAGGCAGCATTTTCCTCTTCTAATTCAGGGTTCTCCCCGAAATTAGCATTTTGCAACGTGCCTAGCCTTGCAGCCTCTTTAACCAGGGCTATGAAAGCACCTTCCGTTAGAACCGTGACTGCTTTACTATTATCTTCAACCTCATCCTCTGGCCCTAAACTAGTCAAATCTTCATGCCACGTATCTAAAACACGCCAGGTTTTACTTACGTCATCCCTATTAGCTGTATATTGAGTTTCCCTGTCTTTTAAGAACATTCCTACCATAATTACCCTCCTACTATACTTCTCTAATACATTATACCATAAAAGTTGTTTTTCTTACGAAATCTTACATGCACTCCAGCCACATACTTTACAAGTCTCACAACCACTTTCTTGCACAATCAACGGAGACTCACAATCACATTTAGGAGTTTCCCCTTCTAAATGCCCCGTTACCAACACCTCCTTCTCTCTACTACCATTACGATATACTGTAATTCCTTTACATCCAGTCTCCCAAGCTGTCATATAAGCTTCAAACACATCTTCTAAGGTAGCCTCAGACGCAAAATTAATAGTTTTAGATATGCCAGCATCCACATATTGTTGAAAACGGGCTTGCATTAATACATGGTCTTCAGGAGAAATGTCTTGAGCGGTTACGTATACTTTTTTAGCCCAATCTGGAACATCATCACGGTTTTTTAAAGAGCCACCAGAGGCCAAATAAAGCATAAGGTCTTCAGAATAGAAATTATTTTCTTGCGCGTCTTTTTTAAACTCTTCATTACTATAGAATAGGGTCTGACCTTCCAATATATTCTGTTTACGCCACGCCAAAGCAAATAGAGGTTCAATTCCACTAGCGCACCCCGCAATCATAGAAATAGTGCCCGTAGGGGCTACCGTCAAACGACAAGCGTTCCTATAATTTTCTTGAATCTTATAACTACT